CGACACCACCCCGTCCACCACCTCCTGGGTGGAGGGTCTCTACAACTCGGCCAACTGCGAGTTGTGGATGGTGCTGCCGGATATGCCCGCCGATTTCCAGACGATGGATTCGGTGGAGATTCGGGTGTACCTGCAGTCCACTGGCGTCCTGTCGAACGACACCATTCAGGTGCAGGTCGGCATCACCACCGCCGACAACGTGGAGACCTTCCTGGCCGGTGCGTCCTCGACCGCTGCCCAGGAGGCTGCCAACTGGACGGGCGGCACCTTCACCGCAGGGGTGCGGCAGGTCAACGCCACCTACGTCAACACGACTGCCAACAAGGCGTCGTGGGACGGGGCCTACCTCCACATCTCGTGGACGAAGAGCAAGGCGGGCGGCTGGGACACGGGGACCCTCCAAGCTCCAAGTTGCGGCCATCGAGGTCAACGGGGTCTACACGGCGGCATCTACCGACCGGCGTGGTCAGGTTTCATTTGCTGAGCTGGAGTCCCCCAATGCCCCCCGCCGGGCTCGGGTTTCGTTTGCCGAACTGGAGACGGGCAACGCTGGCCGTAGGGCACAGCTCAGCTTTGCAGAGCTAGAGACGGGGGACGCGCCTCCCCCCGGCTACTACGACTTCAACGGCACCTCCACCGCCTACGTCTCCACCCCCGATCACCCTTCGTTCCCGACGGGTTCGACCGACCTCGACGTTCGAGTGTTCACCGAGATGGACGGCCCGACCGGGTCTACCGCCGAGACCCTGGTGGCGCAGGGTGACCCGTCGGTCGCCGCCGGTGCCTGGGTGCTGAAGCGGCAAGCGTCGACCACCGCCCTCCAGTTCATCTGGCGGGAATCGGGTGGCACCACCCGCACCGCCACCTCCAGCACCGGCCTCGCCCAGTCGGCCGGTCGCTGGTATCGGGCCACCCTCGACGTTTCCAACGGGTCGTCCGTCTACGAGGTCACCTTCTACTACTCGGACGACCCCGTTACGACCGACCCCGCATCGGTGTCATGGACCCAGCACGGGACATCGGTCACGGGTGCGGCAGCCACCACCATCAACGACGGCACCGCCGCCCTCTCCGTCGGCAACCGGGACGACGAACCATCCGAAGCCCTCGACGGGCGCATCTACAAGATGCAGCTGCGGAACGGCATCGGCGGCACGGTTGTCGCTAACGCCAACTTCACCGCCGACAACCAGGGCGCTGCCTCGTCCACCGCCCTCCTCGTCGTGGCGGATTCCACCACCCCGACGGCGGGCGACGCCATCCTGAAGGGCTGGCTGGAAGACCACGGATACACGGTCACCTACATCTCTGACGAGGCGGTGGAAGGTGTTGCGACTAGGTGGCTCGGCGCATTAGGAGCAACAGTTGGCGGCGTCACGGTTGCTGCATGGTCGGGTGCGGCCTCTGTGGTCGATTCGACATCCAATGCCATTGAGACTGCCAGCACCGACCTCACTATCGACAAGCCAACGGGTGTGCAAGAGGGCGATGTCCTGTACGCACAGATCATCACCGAGGACGGCGTGGCCCCGACCGTCACACCCCCGACAGGGTGGTCAGTGGTCCAGTCGATCACCTCCGACGGCGGCGGCGGCAACTGGCATTCGTGGAAGAAGACGGCAACAGCGTCTGAACCTGCCTCGTACACCTGGCAGTCGTCCACCTCCAACCAGCAGGCGGGGGCGATCATCGCCGTCAGGGGTGGCACCTTCATCGCCCACAACTCTGGCGCGCCCGACACGGTGTCCCCCATCCCTCTTGACTTGTCCACGGGAGGCGTCGAACCAACTCTGGCAATCGCCTTCGTAGGGATCGACGCCTCCGCCCCCCAAGCCAACTACTTCACCGCTGCCAGCGGCACTTGGACCCGGCAGGAGGACGCCTTCGCTACGAGCGGGGCAACGATCAACGCTTTCACCTCTACCGCTCCGCCGCTTCAAGGTATCGGCTACGACCTGGTCGTCATTGCCGAGTCGTGTACCTCCACCGTCCTCACCACCAAGTACAAGGACTCGGCGTCGCCCGTCCTTCACCATGAACACGCCGCCTGGGATGACCACAACCTGACCAGCGCAGGCGGGGCGACGGGGACGGGCAGCACCTTCGATGTCACCGACTCGACCCACCCGATAGCGGCCATGCTCTCGGGGACGGGTCTGACCATGTACGACTCGGGGACCGACTACCGCTACACGGCGGACGGCAACCTGCCGTCGGGTGCGAATGTGGTCATCTCGGCGGGCGGTACATCCAACAGGATCGTCGTCGCCTACAACTCGGGTGCCACCCTCCAGGCGTCGGACACCGCCGAGAACAAGCGGGTTCTGTTCCAGGGCCTCGACGGTGCGTACACCAACTTCAACTGGCGGTACCGCCAGGTGTGGGACGCCGCCGTCATGTGGCTCACCGGCGACGGCGACACGACGGGCAAGGTGTGGACCGCCGCTGCGGGTGCCACCTGGACGTTGGGCAGCACGGATCGAAGATCACGCGTCAGCTTTGCTGAGTTCGAGGTTCCCTCCGCCCCTCGCAGATCCCAGGTTTCGTTTGCGGAGCTAGAAACAGGCAATGCTGGCAGGCGAGGCCAGGTGTCATGGGCAGAGATAGAGTTCCCCACCGCTCCCCGCAGGAGCCAGGTGTCCTTTGCCGAACTCGAAGTGCCTACCGCACCACGCAGGGGACAGGTGTCATTCGCAGAGCTGGAAGTAGCAGATCCACCCAGGCGTGGGCAGATTGCATGGGCTGAGATGGAGGTACCCAATGGGGCACGCAGATCTCAGGTCAGCTGGGCTGAGCTGGAGACAGGTGACGGTGGGCGTAGGGGACAGGTGAGCTGGGCCGTCTTCGAGACGGACAACCCACCCCGTCGGGCACAGGTGTCATTCAGTGAGCTTGAGACCACCGACGGTGGTAGGCGCGCTCAGGTGGCGTGGGCAGAGGTGGAGTTCCAGGACGCACCACGCCGCGCACTCATCAGCTTTGCCGAGACGGAGGTGCCCACTGCCCCACGTCGAGGTCAGGTCAGCTTCACCGAACTTGAGACGGGTGACGCACCACGCCGTGGTGCTGTGGCGTGGGCGGAGTTCGAGGTACCATCCCTGGGAGAGAGGCGAGGCCAGGTTGCATGGGCTGAGTTGGAGACGGGGGATGCACCGCGTCGTGGTCAGATCACCTTCGCAGAGTTCGAGACGGGCGATCCACCGAGACGGGGGCAGGTTTCGTTCACCGAGATGGAGGTGGGGGACGCACCACGCAGGGCGCAGGTCAGCTTTACTGAGGTGGAGACTCCGGACATTCCACCTCGTAGGGCACAGGTAGCGTGGGCCGAGCTTGAGATTCCGACAGCAGCGCGTAGAGGAACGATCTCCTTCGCTGAGTACGAAGTGCCCGACGCCGCTCGTCGTGCTGCCATCTCCTGGTCGGAGCTGGAGGTACCAACAGCTCCCAGACGCTCACAGGTGAGCTTCGCAGAACTAGAGACAGATGACGGACCCCGTCGAGCACAGCTCTCATGGTCCGAGTACGAGGTGCCAACCGCGCCCAGACGAGCGCAAGTCTCATGGTCAGAGTTTGAGGTACCCGACGGCCAGACGAATAGGCGGGCATTGGTGTCATGGGCTGTCTTCGTCGAGGGCCAGGTCGAGGTGGAGCTTAAGGACATCCTCGCCATCCTCGCTGCCATGCTTGAGGCTCGTGGTCATGTCACCCCCAAGGACTTCGCTGGTGCCCTGCGTGCCCTGAGCGGCACCGATCTTGATCCGGTGGGGGCGCTCCAGGCTATGGGCGCAACCAGAACAGAGGTACTGGGTGCCGTGAATGAGCTGGCAGGTACGGTGAGTAATGGGTTCCTCGAAGCCTTCAGGGAGTGGGCTCGGTCGGGGAACTACTGAGCGAGATCGAGATGTACTCTTCGTTCACCTCGAAGCTCACCAGGCCGTTGGTCCCCTCGACCACCTTACGGGGGATCTGCTGGTCACCAACGTGAGCGAGCAGCCCGGCCAGCAGCTGGCCCAGGGTGGCGTTGCTGCCACGCAGCTGCTCGTTCTCAAGGATCACTTCACGCAGGGTCTCAACTGTGTCAGACATCAGTTCCTCCTCTAGCAACATAGAGCCTCTTGCGATTTCTCTCTGTCTCTGCCAGCTTCTCACGAAGCTCAAGATTCGACTGCTGCGACTCACGTAGCATTTCCTCCAGCAGGACAGTATAGGTCCCGTTCCACTGTATCAGCTTGTGCACATCACGGACGAGGGGGTCGTCCTTGTGCTCTGTGACGTAGCTCTCCCACTCACGGAGAACCGACTCGACCTTCTCCCCGATCTCGTCGAGGCTCATGCCTTCCCAATCAGTCACTTCAACCCCGGGGCCTGGGTGACGGAGAGGATGTGTGCGGGGACACCCAACATGCTGGCTCCTGTCTCTCGTGCTTCTTGCTCAGACAGGGCATAGACCACCGTCTGGATGACGCCCGCCCTGCCCCGAGGATCGTCGGGCCCACGAACCAGCCAGGGTACGAGCACCTTGCGAACGGGACTGTTGTTGTTCATAGAAGCCTGTACTCTCCTGCGTTGGACTCGGCGGTACGTCGCCTACTGTAGCGGAAGCATCCCTGACATTGCACCTTGGCGTAGGTGGCTGCCTTGGTGCGGTGGTATCCACGACGTTGGAACACTTCGTGCCCACAGTTCCCGCACTGCCACTTGTTGTCCGGGTCCCACAACCTGGGCGTGCCCGTCACGTAGGGAAGGATGTGCTCGAACACTCTCTCCAGTAGGACTACGTCCTTGCGGTTGTACCTCACCATCTTGCGCAGTGAAGCCTCGTCCCCCTCCATGCACTTGGCCCACCAATCGAACTCCGTCTTGATCTTGTGTTCGTCGAAGAAGATCTTGGCCAGATAGTCCAGCTTGTGGTAGGCGAAGCCGAAGTGCTTCTGACTCAGCTTGAGTGTGTCGATGGTCTGTACCTTCCCGATGGGTTCGGTCTGGGCAAGGACGACCCTGCCGTTGAGAACCCTGATGTCGAACTTGTCCACGTTGTGGGCGATGACGATGTCAGCTTCGCGTACCAGATCTGCCAGCGATTGGATGATGCGGTGGTCGTCCTGCTTCTGTGCCTCTTCGATGGTGAGCACATCGGACATGACACGCTTCTGGCCTCGCCACTTCGCAGCCCATGACAGGAGAGCGCTCTCGCCTTGTAGCATCTGGTGAGGGATCCATCCCTGCTTGGGGTGCCAGATGTAGGACCGTCTTGGTGTGGTCTCTACGTCGAAGAAGAGAACCTTGACCCCGCTCATGCATTCTCCTTGAGGGGGGTGGGGCCGCTCCCGACGGGTTTCTCAGAGGGGAAAGGAGACCCTCTCCACCCGTTACACGGGGGACCACTATACCCCGCTTCTTTTACGGGAGCTTCCCCACCCAAATCTAGATGTCCAGCTTGTTGCGTGCGGTCTCCGGTAGGTTAGCAGCCAGGTCACGGATCTGTCTATCCAGTGATCCGTTGTCCCACTGATCCACCAGATACACCCAGTTGTCGGGCCTGAGGTCGGGGCATTCCCGATACTTCTCGCCCCATATCTCCTTGGTCCGGACGACCAGGCTCCTGCCATCCAGCGCACCCCATGCCCATGGTGGTGCAGACTTGATCTCTTCGACCGACATGTACACATTGAGGTCATTGAGTAGAGAGCGCAGAGCCAGTGCCCTCTTGCACGCAGACACCAGTGACTGGACTGGCTTGCTCCGGGGGTTCAGGTTCTCAACCGTGTATCGCTCACTCATCGTCGGCCTCCTTCACGACCCACACCCAACCGCAACGATCCGAACAACCCTTACCCGCCCTTGGGTTGTGGGGGTTGCACTTGGTATCGCTCCACACCGAGTCGTCCCACCAGGCACAGGCCCACATCCGCTCCCCGCCCATCTCGGCCAGCACCTCGGCGTCGGTCATTGGAATACCCTCGTCCGAGTCGTGGTGGTAACCGCACTCATCGCACCACAGCAGTTCCTCCCACCGCCGCTCACTCATCTGTTGTGTGTCCATTCTGTGATCTCCTTCAGTGTCTGCGACACGGACAGTGCGGCACATGCCTTGGCCTGTATCTCGATGCGCACGTTGTACGCCTGGGATACCAGCCATGCGAAGTCCTCGGGGCTGAGAACGATCATGTCCCTAGCGCCGAGAGGGGATCTCCGGCCCTCCGACTTCTTGCCGGTAAGCCTCTTCCAACCTACGGCGGGGATCACCTTGGCTCCGTTCCCCCGCTGCCACCATACGTCGGCCTCCCCCTTCTGTCCCCGCTTCGGGTGTCGGTCGGCGCTGATCTTGTTCCGCAGCCCCAGGTCTTTGAGGAACTTCTCCCACCTCGTCCCCTGGTCCGTGTTGCTCATGCGAGAAGCTCGGCCATCGCTGCGTTGAGCGCATCAGGATCCTCAAGATACCAGTCGTTGATGTCGAATGTATCCGGTACGTGCAGGATGTCTGCCTTCACGCCCTCCGAATCGAGGTACATCTTCAGCTTCTCCGCCGCAGTGCGGCCGGGATCATCGCCATCGAATGCGATGATGATGTGTGCGTCTTTGAACAACAGCATCCACTCACGCCTGAGCGAAGCGCCCGACCCCACACCTGGCACACCAACGGCCGGGTAGCCCAGTGAGTTCATGATCATCGTGTCGAACTCACCCTCACACAGCACGATGACTTCGGACTGTGGGCCATGGTGCAGCGGGTTGTAGAGGTGCACCTCCTGGCCGCTCGGGTTCCAGTATCTGTCCTTCTTCGAGTCGGGACGCAGGTTGCGGTATCTGCTACCCCAGCTACCGAACACGTTCAGGTATGGGATCTCCAGCCACCCGGGCCGGGGCCCGTCATCGGGGCAGACGCTCAGGGAGAATCTTTCTGCGAGCTTGGTCGTGATACCCCTGCTCGACAAGAACTCGCTGGCTGCTGAATCCAGCCCTGTCCCATGCGGGGAAGATGAACTGGACTCGACGCTTTGAAGTCTGACCACCGAACACTCCTTTCTCCAGGTTCAGATAGTAGCTGTACTCTAAGCAGTCCTGGATGACCGGGCACTCAGCGCAGATCTCCAATGCCTTGCGGTACAGGTGTCGGTCCTTCTCTTCCTGTGGGAAGAAGTACGTCCACAGTTCCTCTGTCGTCATGTCGTTGTTCTTCGGATTGCACGCTGCATCCACGAAGAACTCATCCGATTGGTTGATCCGTGGCCTGGGGCGTGGGATCAGAGAATCCATGTGGGTTCCTCTCTCTTGCCGTTGCCCATCCCCTTGTCCAGATCGATGGCGCTCAGCCCGTGCACCGCCATCGCTACGTCATACCCGTCACCGTGCAGCCCGCACGCATGGCAGTTGTACCTGCCCATGCCCAGGTTGACGGAGGCGGAGGGGGTGCGGTCACCGTGCGAATGGGCTTCACGGTTCACGCATCTGATCGACTGCCATCCGGCTATGTCCCGATAGTGGACAGCCCCCGCATCCAGCACATGGCGCAGTGCTCCCTGCGGATTAGAAAACAACACCACCGACATCCTCGTCCTCATGCTCCTCTACCAAGATGGAGTCGAGGTACGGATCCTCTTGCGTCAGGGTATCGATGCGCACATGGATGATCCCGTCGCTCGGGTCGTAGCCCCACTCCTCAAGGCACTTGCCGTACTCTTCCTTCCAGGCGCTGATGATCTTCCCCTTGGCAGACTCGATGTCGCCTGCCCACACGCCATCCTCATGGTGTGTGGTGACAGTGACGTTGCCCCTGTAGAAGTTCATTCTTCATCTCCTTCCCACGCAAAGGTCCCGTCGAGGTTGACCTCACTCGGTGCGAGGGGGATGTGAGTGCAGCACATGCAGCCGCATCCCTTCCCCTCTGGATCGAACCGTCGCCAGCGCCGGTATCTCCTCAACACCGTGGGTGCCGTACGTCTTCCCGTCTTGGTGACGGCAGTGTGCACATCGGTGGACATGTACCACCTGGCCGCAGCCTTGTCTGCCTGGGTGATCTCGTTGATGGGAACGCAGGCGTAGTAGCTGTTGCTCTCCTTCGACTTCCAATCCACTACGGCATGGAGCCTGCCGTTCACTTCGACCACGTCGCCCGGGTCGAACTTGTTCGGCCTGCCCCGCAGCTCTTTCTTGTTGGTGATCCACTTACTCTTCGCCACCTATGTCTCCTCTCTCAAGCACATCTTCAGTCATCCTGAAGGTGCTGGTGTCCCACCGGAACCGCACACTCAGTGTGCCGTAGGGGTCGGCCGGGCCATCCTGTTGCTTCAGCACGGACAGGAACAGGCCCATGTCCCCGTCGTTCCACACGCCCCACACATGCCGTGCCTCCCTCTCCCCGGCGAACAGCAGGTCACGCAGGCGCAAGCGCTTGCGTCCCATGCTGCTGTCGTGAGAGAAGTCACCACGCACAACGTGGTGCAGCACGACGATGCAGGTATCCAGCTCAATGGCAACCTGCTTGAGGCTGAGGAGAACATCCGAATAGAAGATGTTCTCTGCGGAGGATCCCTTCTCACTCTTCATGTCGATCAGGTTGTCGATGACAACCATCGGCGGGCTGATGCCCAGCCACTCACGCATCGCAAGGATCTCGTCACGCACCATGTCCACGGTGTGTGGGCCAGTGGCAAGCACCAGCTTGGTGGATGGGATGCGTGACTTGATGTCCATCTCGATGGCCTTGGGGTTCCTCTCTACCTCACGCTGTACCGTGCGAACCGGACGGTTCAGCACGTTCGCCATCATGCGGGAAGCAACCGAGGCAGGGGAGTCCTGCGCTATGTACAGCACGGGGAAGTCCACTGCCATCGACAGTGCGATGGCCAGTGCGCTCTTCCCTGCACCCGGTGCTCCCGCCACGATGACCAGCTCTTTGGTACGCAGGTTGACGAGCCTGTCCATGTGTGGCCAGGGGAGACTGATCGGTGTTCCGATCAGACCCCGTGACCTCGAAGCTCGCCACAGCGAATGCATCTACAGTTCGGGCTGCGCCAGCAGATGCTCGATGAGCTTGCCCACATCCGCCTTGGACATGGAAGCCACGTCGATGTCATCCCCGAAGTCGTGTGCCCTTTCCTCCAGCAGACGGCTTGCGAATCCGATCTGCTTCTCGGAGGGACGGGACGACCCGAAGGGTCCGCTGCTCCTCGATGAGCCCTGCCTCCCGGAGTACCCGCTCCGCCCGTTCGAGCTCCCCCTCGACTTCGGCCTCTCGGTCAGGACCGAAGCGTACTCTGACTCGGCCCACTGCTGCACCTCCACTGCTCGGGTGACCAGGGCCTTGGTCACGTCACCAACCTGGGATGCCAGCTCCTCGATCGTCACGTCCTGATCGATGCCAGCCACCAGTTCCAGTGCTCCCTTGAAGCACATGCCAACTGTGAGACCCAGCTCTTTACTGTCCACTCTCCACCTCCTTCGTGGTTACGGGGCAGGGTTCCTGCCATGGACACCAGCGACAGTAGTAGCTCGGCCTGGGGAATGGCAAATCCAGTGCTGCGCCAGCATGGTGCAGGTAGGACTCCATCACCCCATCGCCGGGGTACTGCCCCACTACCTGGAAGCTGTTGTCTGCCAGGTGGTGGTACATCCCATTGAACTCTGCCTCGGGTGGTACCTGGCCTGTTTGACGCAGGCACCACCAATAGAACCAGAGCTGGAATGGTTTGTTGTTTCCTGTCTTGTCACCTGTCTTGAAGTCAATCAGTACATACCTACCATCCTTGTCAGTGAACAGTGCATCACATGTGGTGTCACATGTAATACCACCATGAGTGAATACCATGTTAATCTCTGTACCAACAACAGACAGTGATGCATACACACTGTCTGTGTCATGCCATTCATTCCAGAATGCAATGATCATTGCATCTGCTTCAGTGAGGTTGGTGAGTAGATCAGGTCTGTTCTTGGAGAAGATCTGTACACCATCCAGTGCATCAGTCACTGCATGGGTAGTGGCTGATAGTGCATCACTCAATGATGCATAACGATCATGTATGATATTCTCTACTACTGTATGTAGTACAGTACCTAGTGCATTCCACGCCCGAGGCTCCTCCTCCAGGGCATGGGTCAGGGACAGGCGCTCCCGCAATGGGCACTCGAAGATCACGTTGGATACCAGCGTTTGCCGGATGGGATACTCGCTGGTTATCGGACGGGTTTCATGCTCCACCAAGAGCGTATACCTCCGTTCTCTTTTGCACACAAATGTGAGATATAAACGCGCTCGTCTTCGACATCAATCGTCGTGCTTATATCAAAGACTTTCTCACAGTTTGGACACTTATACTTATAACTAACAACCCTATTACCCATACTTCCCCTTTGGGTTTTCTTTCACCAAAGATGTTGGTATGTTTGGAGCTGTCACTTGATTCCTTCATTCCTACCTATTACGTGGATTGAGATGGGATTGCCGGTACTCCTGCTTCCGGCTCCCTCGGTAGGTGTTGTGGTCTGTCTTGTTCAACGTGTAGACTAGCATGGATATTCCCTGTCGTCCACTGTGTCATCAAAAAAAAAGAGGGACCTCACCCTGGATGGGTGAGATCCCTCTCTTCTAGAAGACTCCTTTCTCCTTGACGAAGTAGTAGATGCTGATCCAGCTGGCGAGGATGGGGAAGGCTACTGCCCACATGTAGCCCGATGGCTCAAGGTACATGAGCATCGTCCATGTGGTCAGTGACGCCATCCCCCAGAGGAAGCTCCGTGTACTGAACTCCCCGCTGTACAGGTAGTCGATGCTGTTCATGAACATGATCAGTGCGAACACGATCCCGATCAGAACAACAGCGATACCGAACCAGCGAATCATCGATAGACTCGCCAGTTCCTGCGGTAGACGGGAAGTCTCGGCTGTTTCCAGTCAGACTCCCGCTTGCGCTTGATGATCAGTTCGATGGCGTCGTACGTGTGGTGCACACGCTCGATGCCTGCCAGTTCGCAGAGTGCGACACACTGCTTGTATGGCAGGTTGCCCGCACCGTAGTTGCGAGAGACGGTGACACCACCATCCGATACCCAGAGCCTGGGGCCTGGCTGTTCGGCCAGCCACTGGAGGGCAGGGTAGTCGACGCCATTGCCATGCAGAGAAGGCTGGAGGTGGTCGTCGATGGTGAGGTTCACCATCTTGCCACGCTCGGCAATGACGTAGAGCTTGCCCACTCTGGTGAGGGTGGGGTCATGATCCCATCCAGCATACGAACCGATCGTAGAACCAGGAAGCATGTCAACGATGCGACGGATGTCTTCTGCGTTGACATCCATGGATCCGGATGCATCGATCAGCACACTGACTGATGGCACCCGGATCTTGTGGGTGTAGATCCTCTGGTCCGAGGCGAGACGCTCGAACCTGCGAGGGATCACTCCCTCCTCCTGGCTTCTGTTCTTGCCACGCTGCACCTTCCAGGCTGGTGCCTGGGATGTGAAGGAGTGCTTGACGATGTCCATCTGATTCCAGCGGACCTGGGCTTCACCCTTCTTGATCGTCTCGATCTTGTCCTTCAGTTCCGGATCCTTGACGGGAGGCATGGGCGTACCGCGCTTGCGGAATCGATCGCCCATCTCACGGGGATCCTTGCGAAGCATGTCATCGGCCAGCCGCTCTGCGGTGTCCGCATCATCTTCGTATTCCCCGTCATCATCCTCGTCGTCATCGGTGGTACCTTCGGACGGTCGGCCACGATCCTTGGTCGGCGTGTCCATGAATGCCTCGAACCAGGCAAGTGCTGGCTCGATGGTCTCGACTGCATCGTCGATGGAGAGCATGAGCTCGTTGGCCTCTCGTGCCAAGACCTTGTTCTCACCATCAACGCTGACGCCCCAGGGCAGGCTGACCTGATTGTACAGGTAGGCACCGAGGGTCGTCCACTTGTTGCGGAACTGATGAAGTTCTGGCGGCAGTCGATCGCAGAACTTGCGAACTGTTTCGTCGATCACCTCCTCACTGAGATGGGGATTGGTCTTGGCGAAGACATCCTTGATGGATGGGATGAAGAAGTCATCGAACAACTTCTGTCCCAGGTGGTTCCCCCTGAAGCGAGGCGTCTTGCCGTGCTTCTTCTCGTATTCGGCACGCCCGATAGAGACGAGGTGCTTGCCGAACCAGGGGTTGTCGAGGATGTCTGCGATTGCTGGGCTGATGGCTGAACGCAGGTTGTGGTTGACCACCACCTGATCCCTGGCATCTGTGTACCTGCGCATCTGTGCGAGGAACTCGATGTCGGGATCACATGTGGCAGACAGGGTGTCATCCTTCTGGGCGATGAGCTTCTCAACCATGAACTGAGCGCACACATCCCGATAGGGGTGACGCTTCAGTCGCTTGAGGTTGGCAGCGCGTACGCTGGACAGCTCACGCATGATCGTGTGATCCTTGCCGCAGGTCGGGCAGGCTCCACGGATCTTACCCAGATGGGTGAACTTGCGCCCTCGCTTGTCGAGCTTGGGCATCACGCCATCGTGGTACTCCCACTCTCTGCCATCCAGCCCTTCCGGATGGAAGGATGGGCCGGTGCGCATGATCAGCTACCCAGCGTGAGGGTTGCCTTGATGCTCGGCCACTGGTCTGCGAACACGGCCTCACCGGCCAGATCCACGGACACGAACTTGCGAAGGGACTGGAACTCGAAGAAGGCACGGAGATCCTGACGGTTCTCGTCCCTCCTGATGGACAGGCCGGACGCCAGCTTGCGCAAGTCCTTGTCGAGTGCGGCGATGGCAGCCGGGTTCGGCTTGTTGACACCGAACTTGACGGGGAACCTGGACTGGAGTGCCTCGGGCAGATCCTCGGGCACGCCGTTCATGGTGGCCACGACGGCGAAGCCCTCCTCCGGGCGGATCGTCTCACCGTTCGGCAGCGTGAGGCTGGCGAACATCGGATCGTCGAGCAGTGCGTACAGCAGGGTGAGTGCGTCGGCACTGGCACGGTCGATCTCGTTGATGACGAACCGCTTGCCCTCCAGCCAGGCTCGAGCCCCGGGTCCGTAGTGCCACACCGTGTCGGATCCACGGTTGATGAAGTGGCCACGGATCTCGGCGGCGCTGGTCTCCTCGGTCAGGGTGACCGAGTAGATGTCGTCCTTGGTCACGCCGCCCACGGTGTTGGCGAAGTAGGTCTTGCCAGTGGAGGGCGGGCCGTAGAACAGGACGCGGCGGGAGTGGGGGATGACCGCATTGGCCAACTCCCACTGATGAAGGGCATCTTCATCAGCGAACTCCAGAACGTCTGACGGAATGTGATCAGTCACTGTGATGGTCTCCTCTGTCTCGGGGTCTTCGTGCTTGCTCGTGTCGAGTGATGCGTGGTGCTTGAGCACTTCGATCTGCTCATACGTACCACCGACGGTGTCGTACGGATTCTCGGGGTCGGCCTCGATGAAGATCTTGTGGACGATGTCGCCACCCAGATGGTGCGACCACGTCCTGTCCATCAAGCAACCGAGTGCTTCGTTCTTGGTGGGGAAGCTCTTGATCAGGCGACCATACTCGTCACGAAACGACCAGTTGGGGGCGAACGGTCCGGGGCGGAGCAGCTTGTGGAAGGGGACTTCGAGGCTGTCGTCGAAGACGATCACCTCCTTCTCCTTCTTCTCCTCCTCGAATGGGACACTGCCCATCAGATCCTTGATGAACTGATCGGCATCGACGCCCAGCTTCGCAGCGATGTCGCGGAGCTGACTCTCAGTGGGCAATGGTTCTCCTCTCAGATGTAGAAGCCAGGAAGATCGTCATCTTCCTGCGGCTTGATGGACAGGTTGCGCTGTGCTTGGGCACGTTGTGCCATGCGCTGACGGAGTTTCAGGAACTCCTGCTTCTCCTCCTTCGTGAGTTGGTTCTTGACAGCTCGCTCGATGAGCTTGCTGTACAGTTCCTGGTCGTCGGCTGCCGTGGAGTGGTCGATCGTCATCTCTCTCCAGGCGTTGTTGATGAGATGCTGTACCTGCCTGCGCATCTCCGACTCGGTGGCGGGGTCGAGGTCGAAGAGGCGGGCGAGGTACGTCATGTTGTCTTCTTCGAGAACCCGGGGTGTGGGGTACACCCTGGCTCCGAAGCCTTCCTCGTCCTCGTCGTCGATGGTCTCCAAGATCTGGACACCGAGTGCTTCGAGCGTTTCGAGAACAGAGGTGGGAGTGTTGACGATGATGTCGTCGTTGTCACCGATCCACCCGTAGACATGGAAGTTCACGTCACGCCAGTAGATGTGGAAACTACTGAGCAACGTAGTCCATGTGCCCTCAAGGTCGAGGGCCCGGGCGACGGTGATGTGCTCGTCGAGGTCATCGTGCACGGGATCCATCTGCCTGAAGTCCAGGCCCCACGGTGTGTCGGTGGGCCAGAACATGCCCATGCGATGGGCGATCCCGTACGTGTCCTCGCGGGCTGCTTCGTCCGGGTCAGGTCTCATCGATCTCTCCTCCCAGTTCGATGGCGGTCTCGACGACGCGATCGAGGATGGGCATGAGGACAGAGTAGAGATCCTCTGCCTTGCCCGCCCCGATGGCGACGCCGATCGCCATGGACTCGCTGACCAGGTCGACGAACTCGGTGACGAACGACCTTGCATCCTCGCTCAGTCCCTGGAAGTACTCCTCCCTGAGGATGTCGGGGTACTTGATGGACAGAGCGAAGATCATGAGAGACATGTACGCGGACATGCTCTCGGCCAGCATCTTGTCACGCAGGACGGTCTTGCCATCATGGATGACTTGGGTCATCCGGTCTGCAATGTCGAACACGGCGTCGTCATCAGGCATCATCATGTTGTTCTCCTTTCTCGATGATGCTGTCCCATTCTGGCCTGGTGCTGTGTGCTTCGGGCCAGGGGCGTGGGTACATGACCCACATCTGGTTGAGGTACTGGCGTCTCCTCCTTTCCTCCCTGAATGCCAGCACCAGTTGCCATACGCACATGCCGAGGATGAACCATCCGATGAGGATGACGGTGGGTAGCGCCAGCCTCATGGCTTGCTCGTCCATTCGGATCCGATCCACGCCCCGCCGATGATGCTGGCGATGATGCGAACCGGGGTCGGCGTCGGATAGAACTGCATGAGGATGATCATGGTGATCACCATCACCACGCTGATGATGAAGAAGAGGTACCTCATCAGATCATCCTCGTCCTGAACGTGCGCACGTTGTGGATGTCGTTGTGGTTGAACCACACGTCGTCGGTCTCCGACTTGACGACGCGCAGGTAGTGGGGATGGTCGAGGTGCACATCGTTGACGAGCTGGGCGAGAGGGAACTCCTCCTTCAGATCCTTGCCCTCCTCGGTGCGGAGGTAGTACGGATCGTGATGGGGTACGCGCACGTACTCCAGGGTGTTCCCGTCCTTGAAGTTGAGCTGGTACAGGGTTGCGTAGGTCATGTGTTGTCTACCTCGAAGATCTCGCCGCAGTCACGGCAGACTGCGTGGGTGGGCTGGATGCTGGGATGCGTGCGCCTGTTGCGTCGCACATCCCATGGTGCCAGCGTGAAGTGCTGGCAGTAGTTGTGACGCAGGTCGTGCTGGCGAACTGCGTCGTTGATCGTTGCTCGGTGCTGATCTGGTGCGAACACCATGTCCTTCACCCCTCTCTTCCTGGCGGCGTCTTGCTCTGTCTTGCTATCACGCGTTGACGTGCTAGCAAAAAAAGAGCAAGGGGCCGAAGCCCCTCGCTCAGTTGGTGCGCTCCCCTCGCCTCTTCGCCATGTGGTCGAAGAGGGACTCACGGTCGATCTGTCCCCGGATGTTGGCGGCGATGTCGATGTTGCGGGAGGCGTTGACGACGGCCCAGTAGAGGGCAGTCTCGGCGGCCGGGCCATCGAGGCCGACCTCGTTCAGCATCTCCCAGCCCTTGGCGGTGACGCGCTTCAGGTTGTGGTCGATGAGTTGGTTGACGAGGATGGCGACGACCTGAGCAGCGAGATTGTTGACCCAATACTCGCCCTTGCGCTCAGCCAGCACCTTGGCAGCGTAGGAGGAGGAGACAGGCTGGACGTAGATATCGTCCAACTTGTACTCCTTCGCCTTCCGTGCCGGGGAGGATGTGGAGTCTTCGATCCACGATGGTGTGGTTGACATGCGACTCTCCTTTCTCTGTCGTCGTCGCTGTCACCCCACCCACACACAAACACGCGTAAACCGTCTCGACGGGCAGGCACGAGGTGGGGGGTAGCAGAGCCAGCGAGGAAGGTAGTGGTGGTGGTGGTGGTGGTGGTCGCTGTCGGCCCTGCTGCACCGGGGGTCCGGGGGGGAACCCCCCCGTGCCCGTGCCATTCTCCCCCCGACACCGCCCCCGGTGGTCGGCGGTGCATGGTGCCAGGGGGTAGGAGTATATGATACCCCGAAGCCGGGGAGGGGATTCTATGATGGTTGGCGTTCATGTGTTGAAATGACCCACCCCCTTTTCAGTTATCCATGTGTGTGTGTGTGTGTATCATGATAGAAATCCGCCTGAACAGGCACGATATGCTGCGATTATGCGCATATCTGGATACACACCTCCCCCCTCACGGGGGGTAGCTCTTTCTTCACCCCAGTATCCCGAGGATCAGAGCAGTAGATCCTATGTTCAAATGCATTGAACAAGAAGAAGAAATGGTTCCCCAGAAGGGGGGAATCCCTTTTCGGTTTCCTGGTAGATCGTCTACCGTACTCCCTGCCCCCGGGGTGATGGCTGTTCAAGCCTGCGCACCACCAGACCCTGTGGGGGACTTCTGACCCCAGTTCCCTCGGACCGTCGCAGTGAGTCCGAGCAGGAGAGTAACACTCTCGGGAATGCAAACCACACCTGATGGGTTACTATTCCCGTATGTGGATTCAGAAGCTCACCTCTCGCAAGTTCCTCTCCATGGTCGTCCTGGTGGCCATCGTCCTGGGCAACCACTTCTACGGGTGGGGCCTGGGGCCCCAGGATCTCCTGGCACTGGCCATCGGTGTGGTGGGGTTCATCGTAGGTGAGGGAGTGGTCGACCAGTCCTACGCCAAGGCCAACGCAGTCAAGTACTCTGCCTTCCTGGCTGCCCGAACCCAGGAGCGTGCCAACGTGGAGAACGCCCTGGCGGAGATGTTCCGTGACATCGACGTGGAGCATCCCGGTCCTGAGGTCACCGAGTGAGTGGCTGGACGTGGGCGTGGCTGTTCTGGATCGCCATGTTCTTCGCCATCGAGGTTCCCGCCATCCTGGACAAGGATCGCGGTGACACGCTCTCCGAGCATGTCTGGAAGTGGTTCGGCATCCAGGGCAAGCCAGGTGGATACAAGATCCGGCGGTTCGTGCTGGTCGCCTTCCTCGCCTGGCTGGTCACCCACTTCCTGACAGGCGGATGGATCTGACCTTGTGGAGCCACTCCCCTACAACGCCAAGCTGAGGCGACAGTACATCCAAGACCACCTGACCGGGAAGTTCGGGTGGCGTGACCCCTGGGACAAGGGACCCACCGGCTGGTCTACCAGGATGATGGCGTCGGAGATCGCCCGACACTTCCGGTGCAAGCCGGTGAGCCAGGCCACCATCCTCAACGACCTGGCCATCATCCGCAAGGAGATCCTCACCCCCACGGCCGAGGCCCTCAGCGAAGCGGCGCAGCTCCTCGAGCCCGAGAGGTTCCCCGAGTGGCGGGCCAGGTTCTTCACCGACCCTGCGACGGGCAACCCGTACGAGACTCCCCGGCACCAGCTGGCCTGGTTCCATGTGTTCGTGTCGCTCGCCTTCAAGGAGCCCCTCCCTATGTGGGTCCACTCCTACCTGGAGCTGGATGTCGAACTACCCGAGCTGAACAGGATGATTGCCGACGGGGACCACCTGATCTCCCTCCTCCTCCTCGCACCCCCCAGGCACGGGAAGACGGAGCTGCTGCTCCACTCGATCATCTGGGCGATCTGCCGCAAGCCCTCCATCCGCATCATCTACGTGGCCGGTATCCTCTCCACCTCGAAGCAGAACATGGGCTACGTCAAGGCGGAGCTGGAATCCAACGAAGAGCTCAACAGGCTGTACGGTCCCTTCCAGGACGACAAGCTGCCCTGGTCGTCGGACCAGCTGATGGTGCGTGGCAGGGAGACGGCTGCCAAAGCTCCTACCATGCTCCCCGCCGGAAAGGGCACCAACCTGCTGTCCCGCGATGCGGACATCATCGTCGTGGACGATCCGCAGGACATCGACGCCGCAGAGTCCGAGGCGCAGACCCAGCGTGACTACGTGTGGCTGACCACCCAGGTGATGACCCGGCGTGAGCCCCACACCGCCCTGATGGGTATCGGATCCCACCTCCCCTCCATGACCGGCGATCTCTGGGAGAGGGTGAAGGAGAACGCCAGCGAGCTGAGCGTGGGCAGGCACAAGCTGCTCATCGTGGAGCAGAAGGCACACGACTACGAGCGGTGCGATCCGGTGGATGACCCGGACCACTCGGGGTGCATCCTCTGGCCCACCCTGCGACCCTTCTGGTTCCTGGAGGCACAGCGTGCCGCCATGGGCGACGTGCTGTTCGAGGCGTGCTTCAATCAGAACATTCGTACCTCCAAGGTAGAGTACTTCGGCCCTGATCTGGTGCGGGGCGAAACGGGATCAGGGGGGATCCTGGATACCTCCCTCCACTTCTCGGAGCTCCCCCGGCACTGCAACGTCAACCCGCTGGTGACCATCGGGTTCGACCCGGCAGCCGGTGAGACGAAGACCTCATCCGAGTCTGCGCTGGTGGTGCTGGCCGGGTGTCCGAAGTGCGAGTACACCTGGGTGGTGGACTACTGGCACGCACGGGTCAGCCCCGAAACCCATGCCGACACCATCCTCGGGTTCGTCAAGTCCTATGGGGTGAACCGGGTGAGGATCGAGATCAACGCCTACCAGAAGGCGCTGGCCCGGGACCCGCGGCTGGTGAGGGCTCAGTCGAAGTACGGGTTCATGATCGATCCGTGGATGACCGACGCTCGCAAGAACGATCCCATGCTGGGCATCCCGCTCCTGGAGAGGAGCCTGCGCAACAACACCCTGGTCGTCCCGTACGCCGGAGCCGCCGACCAGCAGAAGGCAGAGGATCTCCTCAAGGCTCTGATCCGCTGGCCCAAGCGCCCCAACGACATCCCCATGGCGCTCTGGCTCGCCTACGGGTGCTGGGTGGAGATGCACAACGAGTACACCAACATGGTCCCGGATGTCATGCCCGGATGGTCGGATCTCAGCGAACATCTACAGCAGTCTGTGTATGCCGTCGATGTAGGATCGATGACTCCGATACACGAAGGAATACAACGGTACGGAAAGCTGTTTTCGCTGAATAGATGAACGAGTTGTTCCGCACCCTCAAATCCGAGCTTGAGCTCCGCAAGCCCGTCGAGGATCTCACAGAGTTCTCTGTTCTTGCAGAGCTGTACGAAGGCAAACTGCCCGAGCAGTACCAGAAGTACTTCCCGAAGGACGAGCCGACCCACGTCGTCAACATGGTGCGCCTGGCGCACGACGACCTGGCCACACAGATCGGTCGGCTGCCCGACATCGTCAAAGATCCCGTAGACCGCACCGCAGCCGAAGGCAAGCGGGTCGGGCTGCTGGAGCGCATCGCCTTCTCCTACCTGAAGAACTCCCTGCCGGGTGGCAAGGAGTTCATGTGGGAGGTGGCGTGGTGGCTGCTGGTAGGCCGGGCCATCGTCATCGTGACCACCGACGAGAACGGACCGAGATTCGAGATTCGCGATCCGCGCGACTGCTATCCAGGAGTCGAGCGGAGGGCCGGGACCAGGCCGGTCGAGCTGTCAGACCTGATGTTCAGGTACGAGATTCCCCGTGCGGAAGCCGTCCGGCTTGGCCTGGCCGAATCACGAAAGAGCGACGTGCCCAAGGCGTTCGGTGAGACGGGAGAGGACAAGGTCGAGGTGATCGAATACCTCGACGACACCAAGCATGTCCTCTGCTCGGACGAGTTCTCGATCACCGAGTTCCACAATCTGGGGTTCGTGCCCGGCCACGTCTTCCAGTCCTTCTCCCCGAACGGGCTGTCCGGGCTCAGCCAGTTCAATGATCAGATCTCCCTGATGGTGGCGATCAGCCGCATCATCTCCCAGAAGCTGGCCTTCGGTGACCGGGTCGTCTATCCGGTCTACTGGGTGAAGGGGCACGAGGGGACCATCAAGCTGGGCCCCTACCAGATCAACAAGCTCGGACTCCAAGGAGAGATGGGATCACTCCAGCCGGAGATGACCCTCCAGGCAGACCGGGACATCGAGACCCTGGAGAGGTTCTCCCGGATCCTCAACCGCAACCCGGAGATGCGGCAGGGCGAGATCCAGAACTCCTCGCAGTACACCGCATCGAAGACACTAGAGCAGCTGTCCGAGGCCATCGACACCGTCATCGGTCGATACTGGGACATCATCTCCGACGGGATGGAACGCCTGTTCGCCATGGCCTACGAGATCGACGAGATCGCCTTCGGCAACGAGGAGCGCCAGATCTCGGGGACGATGCGAGGCAAGAAGTTCTCGGACACCTATGTGCCGCTGAAAGACATCGACGGCGACTATGCTGTTCGCGTCCACTACGGTTTCGGTCTGGGCGGGTATCAGGGATTCCTGATGAACCTCCAGGCCAACCAGGCCGGAGTGCAGTCCAAGCGTCGGGCCATGGAGGAGATGCCGGGCATCTCGGATGTGGAAGACCTGATGCGCGAGATAGAACTGGAGCGTATGGATGAGGCTGGAGCCGTCGCCTTTCAGACCCTGGCTAGCACCCCCGGTGGACTTGATCTCCGCGTTTGGGGAAAGCTCAGAGAACAGATGGCCAGGAAGGGATTGCCCCTTTACGAGGCTATCAACAAGTACAACGAAATGCTCGAAGAGCAGGCTCAAGCTGCACAGATGGCGAACCAGCAACAGATGGCGATGACGGTTCCCGACATGCCACAGGGTGGCGAGCCGATGGAGGAAGAGCTGGAAGGCATCCCACCCGAAGCACTAGCAGTAGGAGCCTGACATGGCAGGCGGGATCATCCCCCCCGACGGCCGACCCCCACAGGCCAGCGGGGTGGGCAAGAACGCAAAGCGCCACGACCTGGAGGCCCCGGCAACACCCGGGCTCTCCGGCTCGGACTTGCAGTATGGCGATGTATCGATGCTGGAAGCCGGTCAAGCGGTAGCTCCCATCGCCAAGCAGGTCATGGCACCCGCAGCCCCCTCTCCTGCCGGGGGGCGTGGGGGGCGTGCCGGGGTCCGGGGCGGAGGCCCCGGCCTCGCCGCGCCCGATCCGATGGAGTTCGCCAGTCGTAAGCTGGGCGGTACGCTGGGCGGACGACCCGAGACCAGGCAGCGCCGCAACATGGCTGGATGGTCGCGCCTGCTTCAGTCGATGCAGACCAACAGCATGTCGGGTGCCCTGCGTGCTGCTATGATCGAGGGAATCTCGTCTGCTATGAGGCAGCCCTACATGGCAGAGCCAATCGAAGTCGATCTCTACCAGTTCGAGGAACCGCCGAATGACGACTGGCTCTACCAGTAGTCCGAGGGTCCCGGGTGCACAGGCAGCCGAGGAGTCCGAGGAGAGAATCTTTCAGCCCCTCCACACGGGGGAGTCTGGCCTAGACCCGGAGAGGATCACCCTCAATCCCGAGGGTGGTCAGTTCTACCTGGGCGAAGAGGTCGCCAGAAGGTTCATCCGCACCCACACCGAGGTGATGCCTCGCCTGATGGCGAACCTCCCCGAGCTGGGGCAGACGACAGTGGTGCGGCTGGACAGCATCCAGACGCCAGCTGCCCGGATGGCCTACGAGGAGTTCTACGGCAAGCTGAAGCCGAGCGACATCGGCCCCACTTCTTTCCAGCCCGCCAGCTTCGCTCTGGTCAACGAGGCACTCGACCATGTGAACAACGTGGTTCAGATGATCGACGACATGGACCCGTACCTGGCAGGGATGCTGAAGGCCCGGCCCGAGTCGTACTTCCTGCTGCCCGAGGTGGCCCAGCACTTCGAGAAGACGGACTGGGGTGCGCTGGCCACGGCCGAGGCCATGTCTGCTCTCTACGACGAGATCGGATGGGAGGGCGATGTCCTCACCCCCGATCGGCTGAGGGGGATCCTGGACAAGACCCCGGTCACCGCACAGTTCTTCCAGGAGTACGGCGACCAGATGCCCGCCTATGCCAGGCCGGTCATCGCCCACCTGATGGCCACCGTCCCCTCCGACTTCAGGGACAGGGTGGCTGCCCTTTCGTGGGAGTACATGCAGGCCAATCCGGACACGTTCCTGTCCGAGGCCCTGACGAACGAGTACGTCTACTGGCTGTTCGCTCAGGCGAACAGCACACAGAACGAACAGCGGATGAACGAGACCTGGTACGGGTCGCTGGGTGTGGCGATCGACACGCCCTACCGCCTGGCGTCCGGTGCCTTCTCGTCGCTCTGGGCGACGATTGCCGATCCCGACAACTACGCCGTGCGCCGGGCCCTGACGCCCGGACAGAACTTCGCCATCGCCGTAGGTGTCGACCCGTCCGAAGATCACTACTCCACGGTGTCGGGTGCCTGGGACTTCTTCGGCACGTTCTACGGCGATCCGATCAACCTCGCCTTTGGCGTAGGCATGGGTGCCAGGGTTGCCGGAGAGACTCCGCGGCTCGGGCAGCTTGCCAACATGGGGCGGTACAGATCTGCCTTTGCGGTGCTGGTTCCGAGGTTCGGGCGCAACCTCGTCAAAGAGTCGCTCCCCCTCGGGTCCCGTGCCCCCTACATGCGGCTCGGCTATGCCCTGTTCTCCAAAGAGGTCGACAAGTTCGTCCAGACCCCGAAGGTGGACAGGCTGGTCACCGGGATCGCAGAAGTGGTGGCTGCCGGGCGCAAGGCAGGGCTCAACCAGGCCCAGATCGAATACGAGCTGACCCGCAGGTACAAGAACCTCGAACAGCTCAGGAAGTCCGGAGCTCTCAAGCTCATCACCTTCGAGGACCCGGAGACCGTCCGTGTTGGTCTGCGGGCTGCGTTCCAGCCTGGCGGCAAGGGAGCTGCCGACCTGCGAGCTCGCCTGGAAGACATGGTGAAGCAGGCTGCCGACCAGCTCGACGAGATCGAGAAAGCGCATGTGGCAGCTGGCACCATCGGCGTCCAGAACCTCGACCTCAAGGGCAGGCAGATCCTGGAGCTGACCGCCGACGGCAGTGCCCGCATCGTGTCGCAAGAAGAGGCCATCGATCCAGACGCATGGTATCTGGTGGGTGTCAACATCCTCGACATCGACGACACCACCAAGATCGTCAAGCAGCTGAGGGGGTTGTCCGAGGAGCCGGTGGAGAAGGCGTCCAGGCTGGCCCAGGCCAGGGCCCGCTATCACCAACGGGTGCTCGACGACGAAGGCAACGTGATAGGCCACATCGTTGGTTCACCCACGTTGAACAAGGAGGGGGAGGCAACGGCCGGTGCCCGCTTCGTTGTGGGCAGAACCTTCGGTCAGTGGAACGTCACCGAGATCGACCCACGCATGCACACCCGTGCCCAGGTTCTCGACCTGGCCACACCACCCGACCCACGCCAGCCCCAGCTCCCGTTCCCCGGCGGGACCTCACGCAAGCGTGTGCGTCGCTATCGGTACGACGATCGCACCGGCTTTGCCGATCCCATCGAGAACACGATGGAACAGGCAGAGCGTGCCCTTCGTGAGCAGGGGCTGCTGGACGATCTGCCCACCGAACCCAGCCGGGTGCTCGTGCCCGATACGGGTGGGGAGTTCGCAGGCCGGGGGCCTGCCGACATGGCGGAGCAGCTGTCGATCGCCAACCTGCCCCCCATCCGGCGTGACCCTGGTGAGCCGGAGGGCATCCTCGACGTTGTCTGGCGGTATGTCACCACACAGCTGGTGGGTCAGGCCGAGTCCCGGGAGAACCGGCTGGCATACTGGCGCAAGATCCTCAGGTCCCTCGGGTACGAGGAGCGGCTGGACACCAATGCCATCGATGATCTGTTCTTCAGGTACGAGGAGCTTGCCAAGTTGGAGCGCCGTGCCTGGCAGATGGAGAAGAGGGTGGCCGCGCTCGAAGCCAGGAAGGGCACGGCCAAGACTCGCAAAGCCAAGGGCAAGATCATCGATGAGATCGATGAGCTGGTCAAGGGCCCCAGGGTCGAGGGGGGCAAGCGCCAGGGTGGGCTGAACGCTCTGAAGCGGCAGATCGGCACTCAGAAGGGGGCGATCGAGAAGGCTTTCTATGCGAGCATCGGGTACCCCGTGTTCCGTGGTGTGGCCGTCCCGGTGAACTACGACCCCGGGCTGGACAAGTTCACCGAGATCCGCAACCTGGCACGGGCGCTCGCCAACTCCACCGGCAAGGACGAGCAGGAGATCTATCAGGTTCTTGAGAACATCATCGAGCAGGGGCAGGCGGGAATCCAGGACATCCTGACCGTCCAGTCCAGGCTCGGCATGCCGGGTGAGCCGGTGATCTACATAGGCAGGGGCGAGAGCTACCTCGGCTCCGGTGCCAGGCGAGTGTCGGGCGACGGGACCGTCACCTACTGGACAGATCTGGATCAGCCGATCTTTGCCGGTGAAGTCACGGTGGATGCGGGGAAGATGGGAGACGACCACGGTCTCCTGTTCGGGCGTGGCGTCATCATCGGGTCCAGCGATCCCGACGTTGCGACCAGGATCGACGATGTCGGCAGGGTCGAGGCAGAGAACCCGCTGGGCGTGACCCGTGCCGTGCTCCCCACCGACAAGAAGCACAAGCGTGTCTACCTGAACCGCAGGTCTCGTGGTCCCGCCAAGAAGACAGGTGAGGTCGTCGAGGTAACGCCCATCCCCGCTTCAGCAGCTGTCCACCGAGATGTCTGGGACACGCTCGGAGATGACCAGCTAATCGAAGTCTATCACGCAACGTCACCGGCGAGGGCCCAAGAGCATGTCACGTCCGGCATGGGTGGTTTGCGTAAGCGTGGCGAACATGCCACAGACCTGACAGCCGCAGAAGGCATCTACGTGGGCTCTGACCCGGAGCGGCTTCGTTGGCTGTTCGGACGCGAGGGCGATGAGCCGGGCCAGGTCGTTGCCATCACCATCCGCAAGGGTGATCTGGTTCAGTCACCTGAAGGAACCAAGCTCGGCTACACGGTCCGCGAGTCGTTGAATGAGTCGAACATTGGCGCGCTAGTCCAGGGCAAGGTTCCGACTAGTCGGATTCGGATCTGGACGCCAGAGGACGCAGCCCCCAAGATGCTGGTCGAAGCGAAAACGCTTCCGGGCGAGGCGTCGTCCATGCAGAGGGCGATCCTGGGGACGGTAGGCAGGAATGTCGAGCTGGGAGAGCAGCGGTCCCTGGCCACGGGGAAGGTGACGTTCGAGGGTGGCTGGGTCTTCGATGTCACGCCAGGCGAGGATATGGTAGGCGGCACCCTGTCGAGGGCCCTGGCCCAGCTCGACGAGGTGCAGGCTGCTGCGGTACAGGGCTACCTGGACAACGACTTGAACACTGTCGAGGATCTGGTTCGCCGTGTTCGTGCGGTGCTCGACAACGGCGATGCGCTGACCCACCGCAAGGCCGATGAGCTGGTTGCCAACTTCATCCGTGACATCGGAAACCGTGCGGACAATGTGGCCGCAGAGCTCATGGCTCGGGGCGTCGATCCCGACGAGGCCGATGCTCTGGCGTCGGTTCTCACGCTCCGTGTGATGGATGGGATGGGCGAAGAGATCGGCACCAAGACGGTGCTGAAGAAGACGGGCGATCTGGTCGAGGAAGCCCAGTACCGAGAGATCCTCAACGAGTCGATCAACAAGCTCCTCTCCGCCCTGAGCTATGGGCAGTACGAGGAGACCGGGATGATCCCCGGCATCATCGACCTGCTCAACAGCCCGAGGGTCAGGCAGGCCAACGCTCAGCGTAGGATGTTCGCCTTCCTGGAGGATCTGTACAAGAACCCCACCGAGCTCACCGACCAGGAGCTGCTGTTCCAGTTCCGCTCTCTGCTGTCTGAATACTCTGTCGGCTTCAAGGGCGAGCGCCGCCAGAAGTACATCGACAACATGATGCGCAGGCTGCTGAAGCAGATGAACAAGGAGTACGACAGCCCCGAGGTGTATGCCCTCGCCCGCCGCACCCCCACTGCCACCGAGAATGTGGCGAAGATGAATGCCGAGGTGGCCGCAGCCAGGGCCGCCAAGGAGATCAACGAGAACGCCAAGCGAGCCGGTGCCAAGAGCGGCAAGACCAGGGTGGTCACGGGCGGGACCCCCCCGACTGGCGACCATGTGTACATCGGTCGTCGGGGCAAGGGGGAGTCGGGGTACCTCGGCAACCCGTGGAACACCGATGGCACCACTGCCAAGAACCTCACCAAACAGCAGCGCCTCTGGGCCGAGGAGGTCGAGAGCAGGCTGCCGAGCAGGCCCGTTGCCTTCACCTTCCCGGTCAAGAAGGTGTGGAACGAGAAGGCGTCTACCGGGCTGATCAACTCTTCCCTTTCTCAGCTGTCGGAAACAGCCAAGAAGAACCCAGAGTCCACCTTCTTGATGCCCATGCCCGGCACCGGACACGGTGGGCTGTCGACTCAGGAGTTCATGGACAAAGTCTATGACGGACTGCGTGACCTCCTCCAGGACAATCCCAACATCCGCCTAGTCATCCCCTCTGACGAAGTTGCAGCAAGGATGCCCCGTGGCAGACTGCCGCTCGGTGAGCCGGGCACTGCCACGCAGGTAGTGGCCAAGCTCAAGGAGCAGGGTCTTGGCAGCCAGGTCGTGGAGGGTGGGGACATCTTCGACGGTTCCGGCATACCGGTCATCACCACCAACCTGGGTGGCGTCCATGGGGCCGGGATCGCCAAGGCTGCCGAGCAGCGTGGGCTAATCAAGCGGGGTGCCGGGACTGCCGGGTTGGTGACGCAGTCCGATGCTTCCTGGGAAGACAAGTACAGGCTCTACGTCCAGCTCAGAATGGACAATGACCCTGACTTCAAGGAGGCTATCAAGAATCTTGATGGCAAGACACTTTGGTGCCCGCAGCGAGATAAGGGGCCGTGCCACGGTTCCATCCTGATGAACTCGATTCCCGTCAACCCGAGGAGACTGGCGGAGAAGTCACTGGACAAGGGCGGGGCCAAGATCCAGAGCACCATCGACGAGGGGCTCAACGAGGCGTTCGACTACATCCTGCCCTACAGGAAGAAGGCCAACTACCAGGTGGTCCCGCTCACCGGGTCCCGGTATGTGGAGTTTGCGGAACCGCAGAACGAAGCGGCCCGTAGCCTACTCGGCAAGTACGGTGCCGTGACCGCCCTCCTGATTCAGGATCCGGCCAAGCGGGCCGCACTCACGGAGGCCCTCGGGTTCGATCCACTGCAAGCCTTCGGCCGTGGCAGCATCGTTCCGCTGCCCGGCTCGGAGGATGTGGTGCTGGAGGCTGGCCAGACCACGGCACGCGGTGCCGCATCCTCGCTCGCCATCTCGGGTGAGGGAGAGGTGGCGGATGCCGGTCGCCTCTTCGACGAGACGATGGAGGCCCCCTACAGCATGAGTGCCGACCTCCCCAGCGGGGAAGGCACCTTCGAGGAGATCACCACTGCCGGTGCCGCCATGTCTGCCGAAGACGTGAGCCTGCAAAGGATCGAAGGCATGGACACCGGCCTGTCAGAGGTTCAGGCCACTGCCATCGACGAGTATGCCCGCCTCTTCTCCGAGGCGGGTGGCAACAACGCTGCCAGACAGAACCTCATCAAGGAGATGCTGGCTGACGACCGCATCCCCCAGTGGGTGAAGAACCGCTACTACGACGAGGCTGCGCAAAGGGTGAGGGACAGGGCAGCCATGCTGGCCCGCAAGCCCCAGTACGCAGCGGAAGGCAAGGTCACCCAGCGCGGCAGGCACATCAGGCCGAGCCCCGCACATCTCCGCCGCAGTGAGGTGGTACCCCCACCGCAGGACATCGGTGCGGCGTCCCGCCGTGGCAGGCAGCTGCGACTTGAGGGCATGTCACCGCGCGAGTTCCCAGGCAGGCAGATGTTGCCCGCCGTCCCCGATCCCGGATACACCGGCTCGGTGCTTCCGGGAACCGTGCCCAGCAGGGAGCTTGCCATCCCCTTCGATCCGCTGGGGCTGGCCTCTCTCATGTATGGCGACGAGGTGGTTCCCGACACCGTGAAGCGTGCGCTCTCCTGGGCTGCCGGGCTGGTGCCCGACAGGCGAGAGCAGCGGATCCTGGAGAAGCTGGCCAAGCGCAATGGTGTCGATGGGTTCCAGGGCGTGGGGGGCAGGGTGTTCCTCACCGAGGACGCACAGCGTCGTGCGCTGAAGGTTCGTGGTGGTGAGCAGTCGCCACCCGTAGACCTGGTGCAGGCCCGTGCCCGGGCCGTCCAGACGCAGGCCAGCTTGCAGGCTGCGAGGGCCCAGCAGGACAGGGGCATCTATCTACTGCGTGAGCTTCCGCGAGAAGCCGGGTTCCTCCGTGCCCGGAAGCCCAGCCAGGCCAGGTGGGCCCTGGCTGATTGGTCGGCGTCCCGGTACGGGAACACTCCCATCCGTGATCGCCTGCGCCTGGGGATCCGCAGGGCCTTCGGCAAGGAGCCGCCGGAGTACATTCGCCTGTCCAATGGTGAGGATGATCTGACCACCATCCTCAGAACCATGGGCCTGCGTGATGAGCAGATCGCCCCCATCATCTCGGAGTACCTGGGCAAGCCCAGCAATGAGAGGTGGGACTACCTCAATGATCTCTTCTCCGGACAGATACCAGATCTGATCGACGACCCGGTGTTGCGGGCATCGATGATCGAGTTCAACTCGACCGCTGGCAATACGAAGTTCGGATTCGCAGTTGATGGTGAGCCGCTGGGTCGGACTGCGTCTCGCACCAAGAACAACAAGACGGTGCTCCGCCCGCTCGGCCCGAGCCAGATGTCCGATCACTACCCCGCTCCCCCCTCCGAGTTCTACACCATGCTCAGGCGGTACAAGACCGCCAGGGCTGCGGGGTCCAACGTCTACTCCCAGGGCATCGGGGATGTGCGCAAGGCCCGTGAGGCAAAGATGGCGCAGATCAAGAACATCCTCGACGAGCAGGGGATCTCGCTGGAGCCAGACGAGCTGGAGGCCATGGCCTTTGCTCTGGTCGAGCAGGGCGATATCCGGGCCTGGCGTCGTGGTTTGGACTACGTTGGCGATGGCATGAAGCAGGGCTTCCGCTTCATGCACCGTGCGTTCACCAAGATGCAACTGGCTGCCAGACCGTTCACCTGGTTCTCCCGTGTGGTGGTTCTGGATGAGATGCTGCGCGGTGCGATGGCCGACATGCCATCCCTCTATCGGAATCCCTTCAAGTACGTAGCTGCGACCATGGCATCGCAGCAGATTGCCGCCTCATCCAAGAACGTACAGAACCTGCGACGTGTGGTGCAGCAAACCCTCGGCCCCATGCTCGACACGGAGAACATCGACGACCTGCTCAGGGTGCTCGACGAGGTTCTCCCGGGACAGCGGGCACGCCTGCTGGCCGAGTTCTCCAACATCGAGAAGATCGAGGACATCCCGGTCGGGGCCGTCCGTGCATGGATCAAGCGCAATGTCGATCTCAACATCTCCAGCACCCAGGTGCTGGGAACCAGCACGCCCCGTGCGGTGAAGCGTGCGGTCATCCGCAACAACAAGGTACAGGACAAGCTGAAGAAGTACCTGCTCCCCGATGGCTTCACCTTCGAGGAGATCGACGAGATCATGCAGGCTTCGTGGGCCAAGACGCTGTCCAACGAGATTGCCGTCTCCTCCGACAGCATGTCGTGGGAGCCGACGATGTCGAAGAGGCAGAAGAACCTCTTCGGCCAGGCGTGGGCCCACCAGGTAGGCCAGCTCCACGACGACCCCTACTTCCGCGAGGCGACCATGCGGTATGCGGAGCTGGTTGCCAAGGAGCCTGTGGATCCTGCGGCTGCCCACCGTATCGTCACCGGCAACCACTGGGGCAGGATGCGGGAGAACATCGAGGCCATGGCCAGGTATGCAGGGGTGGAGTGGGAGGATGACTTCGCCCTGGCCGACTGGTACCTGAACTACCTGGCGAACAACTTCGTAGCCAACCTCATGCAGCCGATGATCATCGGCCAGCGGCCTGCCGAAGCAGCCAACACCATCATGCGCTTCGTGCATGAGGGCAGGATCGAGACGATGTTCAACGGCGTGCCGTTCACCGCCGAGTACAACCGGGCTCGGCCCCAGCGGTGGGCCGAGGCGTTTGGCGAGCTGGCATCCGGTGTCACCGAGAACTCTGCGGTTCGGATGCCGTCTGCCGTGGCTGCCCCCTTCGACATGCGGTATGCCATGGACGGAACTCACGACAACCTGCTGTCTGCCACGGCCGACTTCATCATCCAGTATGCGGGTGAGAAGTCAACCCAGATCTTCAACCGGCGTCCCGCCTACATCGCCACCTTTGCCGACGAGAAGGCTCGTCTCCTTCGGGTGGGGATGGACGAGAAGGCAGCCGACACCGTAGCCCGACAGCTGGCAGCCCAGCGGGTGAACGATGTCTACTTCAACATGAAGGACGTGCCTCACATCGTCGCCCAGATGAACAAGGTGTTCCCGTTCTTCTCGGCGCTCTACGAAGTGAACCGCGCCTGGATGTACAGGATGCCGAAGTTCCTCGGTGGTGGCAACTGGTTCGTCGGACAGTACAAGCTCCAGTCCCGGTCCTACCGCCTGCTCAGGGCGCTGGTCAGCTCGGGCCTGATCGAGGTGGCCGAGGAGACGGAGGACACGCTGGGTGCCGAGGGCAGGGGCATGCGCCTGCGTATCAGCAGGCATCTGCTCTCCAACAACCAGGCAGCGAAGTGGGCCAGCGGTGGCATGCACTGGATGATCACCAACCCCGTGGTTCTGTCAACGCTTATCTTTGCCTCCGATGTCTTCACCGAAATGAGTCAAGAGGCTGTCGATCAATACAAGAGGGATGTCCTGGCCAACCCCGGGAAGCTGGAGTTTGGCATCTCCGTCGGGTGGCCGGTAGACCCCACCTCCAAGGGCCTGGGCTCTGCGCTCCAGCTGGGCGTTGGTCTCGGTCCCCTGCCCGGTGCAGCTGCCGGTCAGCTGATGGCCCGGATCAACTGGGCGGGCAGCAACGAGTTCGTTCCGGTGGGGCCCGACACCAACCTCCAGACAGTGGCGGATCAGCACGAGATCTCACTCCAGCAGCTGATCACCCAGAACCGCCCCGCCCTCTCGATCGCCCTGGGCACCGAGGCGCTGAACCAGATGATGGCCGGTGAGCTCGATCCGCGAGATGTCACCCTGCCTCAGCTCAACCTGGAGATCCCGAAGTCGAACCTGTACGAGGAGATCATCGACGACATCTTCTTCCCGTACGGCAGGCCGGAGGGTGGAGTCGAATCACTGGCATTCATCGGTGCCAGCTTCATGCCATCATGGAGCAGGTTCCTACTCAGGGGCATCGCCCTGTCTGGCGTGGTGGGGGAGGATGCCCCGTACGAGGTCACCGACACGGGCGACATCGTCTTCGATGGCGACTTCGCCACCTCACTGGGCAATGCGTTCCTGCCGCCAGAGCAGCGTGCCCAGATGGCAGCAGAGGTTCTGCGTGCTATGCAGTTCATGTATGCACGCGATGCTCGTGCCAACCCTGGCACCCCGTCCCGCTTCGAGCGTGTCATCGAGATGTCCGTCAAGATGGACGAGCTCGAACTCTCCCTGAACAAGGACGGCAAGGACCCGAGTATCGACACCGACGACCCACGCTCTGTGGAGTGGCAAGACCTGAACTCGTCCATTGCCGAACAGAACAAGATCCTGGTCAACGATGCCGTCAACATCGCCATGACCAACTCCACCATGCGTGGTCTGCTTGGCCTCTTCGGTCCTGCCAATCCCAGCATCATGTACACCGAGCAGAAGCAGGCTGGCATGTACTACGCCACCCGCGACTTCGTCGACCACGGTGCGGTCAAGGGCCTGGACGTGACCAACGTGGATCTCTCCGACGTTCTCTCCGGCGACCCCGAGCGGATAGAGGAAGAGCTCCAGACCTACTACGACCTGCTGGTTGCCTGGATGGAGGATCCGAGCGGAGACGAGGCAAAGCAGGCGCTGAAGACCTATCTACCCGAGCTGCAATACTACCTGCGTGGCACCACCTACTGGAGAGAGGGTGGGGTGCCGCCGCTAGTCCGTGCCTACGAGGAGCGGATCGATCTGATCCGTGATGGCAAGATCGCCCCCTATGAGCCGGAGATCCAGTTCATCCTGGAGATGAAGGCCAACAACGTGCTCTCGTTCGAGACTCAGCTGGCAGAGACCTTTGGTACTACCGACCCCATCGAGCAGGCCAGGGCCATCCTGGCCAACCAGGATCAGTACCGGGAACTGCTCAAGATGTACGACGCAGCCGACATGGCGACCGATGTCATCGACAAGCAGATCGGTGGCGACTGGGCGCAGTTCGTCAACCGGGAAGATCAGTACCTCCCCTCTGCCTACCGCACGATGCGGGACAAGCAGCGTGATCTGTTGGATGCCATCGATGAGATCCAGGAGCTCTTCGATTCTCCCCTCGCTCCCGATGCTACGCCCGGGGAGATCAGGGAACAGCGGGACGCACTGCGCAGGGTGGAAGGATTCCTGCGTGACTACCGGGCGCTGTCCGAAGAGGACGCCCAGTTCATCGACAGCCCTCGCGACTACCTCCTGTCCCAGTACTACGAGGAGTATGCCGAGCCCATGTTCCGGCAGCAGGGTGATCTGTACGACGCACTGGCCAATGCGCATACCGCAGAGGAGAAGGACGCAATCTGGGCCCAGATTCGCGATACGGAGAACCTCTTCTACAACCGCCAGCCCGTCGTCTTCACCGCCGATGGACAGGCGGTGACCATGCCATCGCTCATCACCCGGTCCCGGTCGGGCAAGTCCACCGAAGACCAGGCCAGGTGGGACATCAAGAACCTGCTGAAGCCCACCACCTGGCTGTCCCAGGCTGTGACCACTCAGCTAGCCGAGAGCCACCCCGACTTGGCCGAGATGCTCCCCACTACCGAGCAGGACTTCAAGCTCTATGAAGAGTGGAGCCAGCAGATCAGCAACCTGAAGGCCAGCGAAGAGCGTGGTGAGATCGACGAGTGGGAGTACTCGGACCGCAAGCAGGAGATCGACCAGGCATTCAAGGACTACCTGGTTCAGGAGGGCAGGGAGTCAGAGCTGTGGTGGTATGAGGCCACTCCGGCAATGAGGATGACAGTCGTCGGATACACACAGTCGATCCCCAACTTCGACCAGTATGTGGGTCAAATCATGGAGATCCGCAGGGCAGCGGATGCTGCCGAGGTATCCCGCCGTGGTCGTGCAGTTGACCCGTATTACGAGGAGCTGTATCAGGATTGGAAGATCCGATTCGATACCGATCCTGCTTTCCAGCAGGGCGTGTTGCAGTTGGCTGACATGATGGACATGACGTATGACCACCGCAGCTTCTGGCGTAGGGTCATGCTGGGAATCTACGAGTGATCTCGGGGGTTTAGACAAGAGATGCCGTGGATGAACAATGGCACCGAGCGCAGGTATGTGCCCGATGCGCAAGTCGAAAACTACAGGGCTCGTGGGTTCTACATTGTCGATCCGAGCGCCAGGCTGCGCCCCAACTCACCGGGTAGGGGCAACCCGCGCGGCAACATCGAGGACTATAGGAACCAGGCCCAGCGCCTACTCGTAACCCCCATGCCTCGATCAATGGGCGAAGACGTAGCTCGCAAGCCCATCACCGACTACATCCCGATGAGTGTGGTCAACAACCTGAACACTCCGGCAGAAGTCAAGCGAGCTCTGGCTGTGTACGGCGGGCTCCCGGAAGATCAGATTCACATCGAACCCAATGACCGCGGTGAGTGGAAGCTGTCGATCCCCGGCCTGTCATACAGTTCCGGCGATGCCAAGTTCGACCAGGATGTCATCCTCACCATCCCCAACAACCTGGAGAACAACCCGTTCTCGGAGGTGCCGGGACAGGAGACCGGCCAGGGTCCGGGTGCCGGGGGGACCGAAGACCAGCTGGGCACATCCGAATACGGCCAGTATCTGGACTCGGCGGGGCAGAGGTTCATCATCTCCGGTGTCGACAAGGACACGGCCAGGCAGTGGACCCAGCGCATCGATACCCTGGTTGGCAGTCTCCCCATCCCCGAGGCAGCCAAGATCTGGGAGATGTTGCAAGCTGGATTCGAGGGTGATCTCGGCGCTATCGAGCAGGTAGAGGTCATGCTCGGTGAGAGTTTGACCTACATCTACGAAGAGATCGCCCAGGCGTACAACCCCACCAACATCCACCAATCGGTGAACTCGACCTATCAGGCAGCCAGGCAGGCCGGTATGTCGCAGGAGCGAGCCCAGGAACTGGCAGACCATGTGCTCTGGGAGTACGAGTCGTCTGCCGTGGGCTTCAGCCCACAGGCCATGGCTGCTGCGGGAAAGTACTTTGCGCCGAGAATGCCATCTGCCCAACAGCAGTACACCGTGCCCAGCTTCGGCGGTGGTGGTGGTGGGTACTCGGTCAAGCGCGTGTACGAGCCGCCCGACCG